TAAATGGGCATGGCTTGGACTGGGATCTTACCCGAATGTTTCCGGCGAGGCAGCCCGGGAAAAGGCTTACGCTCTGCAGAAGAAAGCGGCCAGCGGTGTCGACTTGAAAGAATACAGCGAGGGCAAGCGCTCAAAACCGCTGTTCCGAGAGGCCGCCGAGGACTGGTACCGGCGCAAATCCGGCGATGATCTCGCACCGAAGACTCTGAGACTGATGCGGGATGCGCTGGACAATGACATCCTGCCAATTCTCGGAGACTACAAGATAGACGCTGTGACGCGAGCTCAGTGCACCAAGGTCCAGTCACGCATCGAGGAACGAAAGGCGTTCGAAATAGCGAAGAAGGTCCGGAGCTGGCTGAACCAGATCTTCAAACTGGCGATCGCCCACGGCCACCGGGAATTCAACCCGGCCGGTGAACTGGGCGAGGTTGCCCGCAAGGCGCCACCGACAAAACACCACCCTTTCCTGCTGGAGCCAGAGCTCCCCGCTTTTCTGAACAGCCTCCACCGATCCAACAGCACGTTCAACACCAGAGTTGGTTTGTGGATGCTGCTGTTAACAGCGAGTAGACCAGGCATGGTTCGGCATGCCGAATGGCCTGAAATCGATCTGGACGAAGCGTTATGGACTATTCCAGGAACAAAAATGAAGAAGGACCTGGACATCGTCATAAGCTTGCCGACTCAACTCGTGCGATGGCTTGAGCTCTTATCTGACGTGACAGGCCATTGCCGCTGGCTGTTCCCTGGTAGCCGAGATCCACGCCGACCGATCAGCCACACCTCGTTCAACATGGCGCTGAACCTGATGGGATATAAGGGAAAGCTGGTCGGTCACGGAGCTCGACACACGGCCTCAACGCTGCTGCGCGATCACGGTTGGCGAAAGGACTTTGTCGAACGCCAGCTGGCGCACGTTGAGGGTGGTGTCTCTGGTGTTTACAACAAAGCCGAGTACCTTCGGCAACGGCGGCAGATGATGCAGTGGTACGCCGATTACCTCCACGCTCTGGCCGATGGCACCGCCCAGGAGAAACAGGACGACTTCTCTGTGCGCATTCTCCGCTGATACGAGCTCTCCTCACATTCACGCCTACAGACCAGCTCCTTTTATTGCCTGAATTCTGTTTATAAAAGAGCGGACATTTTGAGTGATATACGCGCGTGTGTGCGTGCGCGTTGGGCGGGCTGGCTCAGAATGCAGGAGGGCTTCGGAAAAGTGTAACAACTGTAACAAGTGTAATATTTGCTTATATCTATCTGATTTTATTGATAATTACTTGTTACACTTTTGAAGATAAAAACGTAACGTTGTTACACTTCCTGGCTGTAACAAACAGCAATCCCCGACCCTAATAAAATCAACGATGTAGCATTTCCGTTACGTTTTGTTGCACTTTAGGTGTAACAGGATTTATCTAATAATTTCAGCAACCTATAAGCCGTTTTCAGGGCTTGTTACGTTGTTACACTTTTCCGAAGCCCCCCCCACTTCTCAGGATTCCCGGATCCAACAATCAACAACTTACATGCGTGAACCTGTTGACGATCCTTGGCCGTTGAAAAATCGCAGTACCAAGAGCGCGCAGGCGGGGAGGGGTGACCGCGAGCTTTGGGTGTGAGCACCCCTCCCGTAGGTGCGTGGGCAGGACGCCCCGTAGCGACCTGCAGAGGCCCGGTAAAGCGCTGCATGCGCATCGGAAACTAAACGATAACCATTGCACTTTTTCGGATGGCGCGGGCGGGGGTATTTGGCACGGTGGCGCGGACACAAAAAAAAGACCACCCGTAGGTGGCCTAAGCTGACGCAGTCGCCGCTATTCTATCAGCTGCCGGCAACCTCCCCCAGTGTGTAAGGCCGGAACTTGATCACTTCCTTGCCAACGATGTCGTTCATCTCCAGCAGCCTCTCCTGCAGGGGCTCCAGCTCATTGGCGGCAAACACGCGGGCCGCTTTCTCTGCATCACCGAAGCCGGATGTGTTGGTGGGAATGATGCCCATCAGCTGGGGCGGTACCCGGTGGCCGGCCAGCTGGTCATCGCGGGTGGCGTTCTTGATGTTCCAGAAGTCATCTTTCGCCGCTACCTCGCTGACTGGGATTACCTGCATTCCATCCTTCTTACCGTTCGGCGCGTAGACAAACAGGTTTTTGAAGTTGCCAGGGCCCTTGCTGTCTCTCAACGCCTGACGCAGGTTGTCGATATCATCCTGATTCTGTGCGGGATCGGTCATGTACATGATGAAGCCAGCGTGGCTTCCGTTTTGGTAGTACTTCCTGCGGAACAGAGTGGCGGACTCGTTCAGCCAGGCGGACTGCAGGGAGCCCAAGTAGTCGGGGACTCCATAGAGCTCCTGGTCTATGTCGGGCTCCATCAGGTGAACCACGCTGCCCTTTTCAAATTCCGTATGCTTCAGCCAGTCATGCACCCACCAGTAAGAATCCGCCTCGACACCCCTGCGGCAATACTTCGCCAGTACCGGCTTTATCTGAATGAGCCTGCCCAGCCGGTTCTGAACTTGTTCGCCATAGAGGTTTCCGAACACCAGGTAATCCATGGCCATCCGGGCGAAGTCCTGGCGCGTCAGGTACTGGGTGGGCTGGAAGGTTTTCACCAGGATATTGCGCTTAACCTGCAAGGCGCTTCCGTGGTGAGCGGTGGCCCGGTAGGATTTGGCGAGCGCCGCCATGTCTACCGGAGGTTCATAGTAGTCCTGGCCCGCCATCCAGCAGCCGGTGTAAAGCATGTCGTATCGGTCCATCACCGGTACCGGATCACCGAAGGTGAATGCTTCGACGCTTTTGCTCATCAGTAAATCTCCATCATGCTGCCACCGCGTTCGGTGGGGCCTTCGAGTGGTTCGTGGGACAGCGCGTGCATCACGGCCCAGGCCAGGTCCGCGTGGCCGGTATCTTCGCTTCGTCCGGATTTGTAGGTTATCTGCCGCTGCGAATCCGTCATTGCCCGCCGGATCGCCATAAAGCTCTGGGCCATGTCGCTCCATCCCGCATCGAACTGGAGCCGTCCGCGGTCGATGATGTTTTGTGTCTTGATCACCAGGCGGGCCTTAACGTCTGGCGAATAGTTGAAGCGGGTAACCGCCGGGAAGAACTTCTCCACCAACTCGGCAACGGCTTCACCCAGCCCGGTAGTGTCCATGCCAATGAATGAAACGTTGTACCTTTTGGTGAGCTTCCTGATTTCTTCGGCCTGCTTTTCATAGTCCAGCCCGCGAAGGCGGATTTTTTCCACCACTCGATGCGGGCGGCTCGCGGATTTTGACGGCAGCACCACCACAAGCCCTGCCCCGTCGCCATCTTCACCACTGCCGGAAGGGTCATAACCCAGCCAGACTTCAAGATCACCCAGCGGCCTGTCTGCGTAGGGCTTCAGCTCCCGCCACTCCACCCAGCTGTCCACCATGCAGCGCTGAAGCTTGGCCAGGGGGAATACCGCATGGGTGTCATCCACGAACTGGCACATCAACAGGTTTGAGTACTCGTCCTCGGAGTACTCCATCTGCAGCTGGTCGATATCGAACAGGTCACAACCGCCGGCCATGGCATCTTCCACCGTGACGATCTGCCGCCACTGCCCATCCGCGCAGGCCATACCATTGGCCAGGGCTGCATGGGAGGTGTCCACGGTTACCCGCTTGTCTTTGGCCCGGCGCTTGTTGAACTGTTCGCCGGTCCAGAATGGGTAGGCTTCATGAGTGATCGCTGAAGGTGTGGAAAAGTAGGTCTGGCTCCATTTCTTGTGCATGGCCATGCCGGAAGCCACTTTCCGGAACTGCTGAAAGCTCTGGATCCAGAAGTACTCATCCATGTAAAGGTCGCCATGGTAACTCTGGGCAGTCCGCACGTTAGTGCCGAGGAAATACAGCGTTGCCCCATTGGGCAGAACCAGCGGATCACCGCGCAGCTCCACGCCGGTGGTGTCTTTCACGAACTGAACGATGTACTGCCGGAAAACGTGCGCCTGGGCTTTTGAGGCGCTGAGGAAAATCTTGTTTTTGCCGGTGTGGAACGCATCCACAATGGCTTCCCGGGCGAAGTACCAGGTTGCACCTATCTGGCGAGACTTCAGGATATTGCGGATCCGGTTGGTCAGGCCGGCCACCTTCCACTTGTGCTGGTAGTCGAACAGGGATTCTTCGAACGCCGTGGTGATTTCTTGCAGGCCTTCGTCGCCGATGTCGTTCTTTGCTTTGCGTGGTGCCCGGTTACGCTCCTGAATGTTCGGGTTCAGGTCTGATTCGCGGCCAGACTCCTGGTACTTGTGCACTCTTGCAAGTCGCTCAATCTGACGGCCCAGAAGGTCAATTTCTTTAAAGTCCTTCCCCTCTTTTTGGTCCTTGAAGAGCAGTTGCACCATGCGGGCTTCCAGCGATGCTTCCACCCGCTGAATCGGTTCTGCGTCATCCCATTTGAACCGCTTTTTCCAGTTATGGAAGAGCTGCGGGCTGATGCCAAGCTCTTCGGCAATGCGCTGAGGCCGCCATCCCATCCAGTAGAGGGTGCGGGCTTTCACAAAGTGTTCGCGGTAATCCGATTCAACAGTCTTATCCATGCGGTCAGCGTAATGGCTGCGCGCGCGGGTTCAGCGGACGGGGTTTTGTGAGGAGTAACGGGACAACTGCGGCAGGTTGGCTTCACATGCGCCAGCCACGAATCTGGGGGCACTGAGTGACATCACTGGATAAGCATCGCCCAACAGCGTGGGAGTGGCAAGATGAAAAAATGGTTCCGAGTGGCTACTGAAGGCGCCACTACCGATGGCCGGGCAATCAGCCGGGCCTGGATCGAGCAGATGGCGGCAAACTTCAACCGGGAGAAGTACGGCGCCCGGGTCTGGCTTGAGCACATGCGTGGAATTTTCGCGGACGGACCTTTCAAGGCATTCGGCGATGTAACGGCCGTGAAGGCCGAAGAAAATGCCGAAGGCAAGCTGGAACTGTTCGCGGAAATCGACCCGACAGATGACCTGGTCAAGATGACCAAGGACCGCCAGAAGATTTACACCTCCATCGAAGTGGATCCTGAATTCGCCGACTCTGGCGAAGCTTACCTGGTTGGCCTGGCGGTTACCGACTCCCCGTCATCGCTGGGCACCGAGATGTTGCAGTTCAGCAGCCAGGCAAAGAACAACCCCCTGAATACTCGAAAGCAGCGCCCGGAAAACCTCTTCTCCGAAGCCATGGAGGTTGAGCTGGACTTCACGGAAGAAGCCGGAGAAGAGAGCGGCACCGATGGCCAGCAGGCCGGGGAAACTCTGTTCAGCAAGGTCAAGGCTCTGTTCAGCAAGCACAAGGATGCCAATGCAGCCCGCTTTTCCGAGTTCAAGGCAGACCTGGAAAAGACGCTGGAGCTGTTCGTCAGTGATGGCCAGCAACTGCGCAGCGCCATGGACGAAGTGCAGCACGAGTACAGCCAGCTGAAACAGGCCCATGAAGCCCTGGAGAAAAGCTTCAACGACCTGAAAGCGGAGCTGGAAAGCACCCCTAACCCGAAATTCTCCCGCACCCCGGCCACTGGTGGTCAGGACGCAATTCTTACCGACTGCTGAGGAAGTCAGATTATGCGCAACGAATCCCGAGTACAGTTTAACAAGCTTCGTCAGCAGATCGCGAAGCTCAACGGTGTTGAGTCTGCAGCGGAAACCTTCGCCGTGGAACCCTCCGTCCAGCAGCGGCTGGAACAGCGCATCCAGGAGTCCAGCGACTTCTTGAATCGCATCAACGTCATTGGCGTGGATGAGATCAAAGGCGAGAAGATCGGCCTGGGCGTTGGCTCCACCATTGCCGGCCGCACCGATGTATCCGCCAAGGACCGCACCCCGCGTGACCTGAGCGACATGGGCGCCAACGGTTATGAGTGCTTCCTGACCGAGTTCGACACCGCTGTGCCCTATGCCAAGATCGATGCCTGGGCCAAGTTCCCGCAGTTCCAGGCCATGCTGCGCGACGCGATTGTTCGCCAGCAGGCCCTGGACCGGATCATGATTGGCTTCAACGGCACCAGCGCCGCCGCCGAAACCGACCGCGCGACCAACCCGCTGCTGCAGGATGTCAATATCGGCTGGCTGCAACACTACCGCACCACCTCTCCGGAGCGGGTCATGGATGAAGTAGTTGACGCATCCGGCAAGGTAAACGTGGGCGCTTCTGGCGACTACAAGAACCTGGACGCCCTGGTGTATGACGTAGTCCACAGCATGCTGGACCCTTGGTTCCGTGAGAGCCCGGATTTGGTTGTGCTGCTGGGCCGCACCCTGATGCAGGACAAGTACTTCCCGCTGATCAATCAGGACAACGCCCCGACCGAACAGCAGGCACTGGATCTGATCGTGAGCCAGAAGCGCCTCGGCGGTCTGCCAGGCATGCAGGTGCCATTCATTCCGGATGGCACAATGATGATCACCACGCTGGACAACCTGTCCATCTACTACCAGAACGGCGGCCGCCGCCGTCACATCATGGACAACCCGAAGCGCAACCGCATCGAGAACTACGAATCCTCCAACGAGGCCTATGTAGTGGAAGACTTTGGTGCCGGTGCAGTGGTTGAGAACATCACACTGGTGTAAAGGAGGCGTAATGGTCAGTCCAGCCAAGAAACGCTTCGAAGAAGCCCGAGCCGCCCGAGAGGCGGCCGAGGCCGAAGCACAGGAGAAAGCCAGGAAGGAACGCGAAGCCCGGCAACGGAAAGCAGATGAACGCCGGAAGCACGTGGTTAGCGGTCCTCGCTCAGAAAGCGAGCCGGCCCACCGGATCATGAGCCCGGCCGAAAAGCGGTTTCAGGCCCAGCAGGCCAGAAAGGACGCCGCCGCCGGGACCCCTGACCGCCCTACTGGCGATTCCTACAATCTGCACAAAGCGGCCATCATTGAAGACAGCCGCCGCCTGCACGATATCGAGAGCATCGAGCGCAAGATCGAAGCCAAGCGCGAAATGCTGCCCAACTATGAAGGCTACGTGGCAGGAGTGCTGGAAGCAGGAACCGGCCAGCAGGATGACGTGCTCATGACGCTGATGGTCTGGTACCTGGACGTAGGCGACCTGAAAACCGGCCTTGATATTGCCGATTACGCGGTCAAGCACGGCCTGGAAACCCCGGACCGGTACCAGCGTAAAACCGCCAACCTGGTGGCCGAGGAAGTGGCCGACTTCGCCCTGAAACTGGACGAAGACGCGGAGGATAAGGAAGAAATCCGGGAGCAAGTGCTGCGGACGGTGGACTACTTTGCCGATGCTGATATGCACGACCAGGTGAAGGCCAAGCTTTACAAGGCACTGGGCAACCTGGACCAGGCCACGGGCCGGCCCGAGAGTGCCATTGCCGCGTTTGAGCGGGCCCTGGATCTGAATGATCGCGTAGGCGTGAAAAAGGACATCGAGCGCCTGAAAAAAGAACTGAAGAATTCCGGCGAGTAGCCGGACCCGAGTCGTACCACGACGCCAGGCGGCACGGGGCCCTGAGCCAAGGCTGCGCCGGAAGCTCTACGGCCCCGTCCACCGCCTTCACCCGGAGGCACCATGAGCCTGATTGCAGCCGGTGGTTCCACCGAGCCAGTAACCATCACCAACGCGCCATTTTTCCCGGATCTTCAGCTGATGGAGTTCCGAGAATCTATGCGCCTGGACGGCACCGTTACCGATGAGCGCGCCGTCCACGCCCTGGAATCAGCCATGTTCGATGTTAACCGCTCACTTGCCGATTTCATGGTGTCGAGTAAAGAGCAGGGCTTTGACAGCCTGGAGGATGTTCCGGATTCAGAATGGCAGCCCATGGGAACCAAGGTTCGCCTGTACCTCCGCGCCACCTGGTGCCTGGCAAAAGCCAACCTCATCGAGCGGTACCGGGATTATGATGCCACCCGCTCTGCTCACGACCGTGCAGATGCCATGGACATCACGGGGGATGATCTTCGCCGTGACGCTTCCTGGGCGATTTCCGATATCCGGGGAGCCCATCGAACCACCGTGGAGCTGATCTGATGCGAGAAGTCAGAGCCTTGCAGGGCGACACCGTGGACCGGATCTGTCACCGCGTGTACGGCCAGACCGCCGGCATCACCGAGGCAGTCTATGAAGCCAACCCGGGGCTGGCCGAAAAAGGCCCGGTCATACCCATGGGCACTCTGGTGAGGCTGCCAGAGGCGACCACTCAACCGACAAAAGCGACCGTCCAGTTGTGGAATTAGGGAGACGGCATGCCGCCAGAAAAGGCTGAAACCATGCAACTGCAAGAGATGGTCGCCCTTGATTGGGCGGCAAGGCTCAGACACCTGGAAGACCTGCACCCGCGGGTGAACTCGCTGGAAAGCGCCGTGGCGGGTCTGCACAAAGACCTGCAGAACCTGGCGGAGGATCAGAAGGAAAACCACAAGGAAATACAGCAGTCCTTGAAGGATTACCTGGAGCACAGCCAGGAGCGAATGGACAAGGGTGAATCGGCGATGCAAGGCGCAATTAACCGCCTGGACAACAACGTCACCGGGCTGGCCCGGAAGGTCTGGTTCTTCGCCGGCGCGGTCTGGGTTCTCTTAGGTGCCGCCGGAATTGCCTTCGCAATGCGAAAAGAGTTGTTTAGCGCCGCCGCAGCGATGATAGGAGCAACGCCATGATGATCAGAATCGGAGACGTGGGCCAGCAAGTTTCAGCGCTGCAGGCCAAGCTCAACAATGCCGGCGCCAACCTTGAAGTGGATGGATGGTTCGGCGAAGCAACCGAGAAAGCCGTTGTCCGATTTCAGCGCCAGCAGGGCCTTATGGTCGACGGCATCGCCGGCCCCGCTACCCTGGCGCGCCTGGAACCGTCGGGTACCGAAGGTGCCAGCAAATCCCTTGCCGAAAAGGACATTAAGGCCGCAGCCCGAAAGCTTGCGGTTCAGGTGGCCGCCATCAAGGCGGTAACGGAAGTGGAGAGCCGGGAATCCGGTTTCTTGCCCTCCGGCCGGCCAGTCATTCTGTTTGAGCGCCACGTTATGTACCGGCAGCTGCCAGCCGCAACCCGGGATCAGGCCGCCGAGAACTTCCCGGCCCTGGTCAACCGAAAGCCCGGCGGTTATGTGGGCGGGGAATCCGAGTGGCGCCGCCTGCAGCGGGCGTGCGCAATCGACAGAAACAGCGCCATCGAGTCTGCCAGCTGGGGCCTGTTTCAGATCATGGGCTTTCACTGGCAGGCATTGGGCTATGCTTCTGCCGCCGATTTCTCGGAAGCCATGCACCAAAATGAAGGCGAACACCTGGAAGCGTTCGTTCGGTTTATCAAGCAAGACAGCCGCTTGCACAAGGCGCTGAAGGCCAGAGACTGGCAGGCCTTTGCCGAGCGCTACAACGGCCCAGCCTACGCTCGCAACCAGTACGACAACCGCATGGCCGCAGCCTACGACCGGCACCGCGGGCTGGGGCGTGCCGCGTGAAGCTCACACCCGAACAGCTGGATGCCTGGCGCGCAGTGCCCAGGCTTCTTGTACTCCTTTATGGCTGGCTCTGCTTCGACACCCATCAGTGGTACACATCCCTGGCTGACCCAACCACCCCGCAGCAGCTGTACGCCAGCGTGATCTGGACAGCAGCGGCCGCGTGGTTTGGCTTCTACGTAAACAGCGGGAGAAGGCAGGAATGAAGGTCTACCTGGTAATCGGCCTGGTGGTTTCGGCCTTGATCGGCGCCCTCTGGTACAGCATTGAACGCAACCTTGAAACCAGCAGCCAGCTGGCTACCGCGTCAGGCGCTCTGGATCAGCAAGCGCAGGAGGCCGAAAAGGCCAAAACGCAGCTCATCGAGATGAAAGCCGAGAGAGACCGGCTGGTTGATCGCCTGGACCGGATCCGCGTCACCGAATCCGGCCTCAAGTCTGCCCTTGAGTTGGAGCGGGCCAAACGAGCCCGACTGGAGAAAGAGAATGAAGCCTATCGCAACTGGTCTCGCACTGACCTGCCTGATGCTGTTATCCGCATGCTCCGGGCAGGTCCGATACGTGCAGACGACAGACTACCTGGTGTGCGGGAACGTGAAGGCCCTGGCAGTGGAAGAGCGGCATCCGAGCCGGCAGGCAGCAGCGAAGAACGGCGACCTGCTGGACCTGATTGATCAGTACGACATCAAGCTGACCACCCAGAACCGGCGCATGACAGAGATCCGCGCTGAAATCGACAGCTGCACCCAACAGGCCGGGGACATGAGCGAGACGGAAAAGCCATGAAGAAACTGACAGACTTGCGGGCCCACCTGCTCGACAATGTGCCAAACCTGAAGCGCAACCCGGACAAGCTGCTGACATTCATCGAAGACGGCAGCATCGAATTCTGGGAAGGCCCCAACCTCAGCCACCTGTATGCGTTCCCCGTTCAGCTGATCATCACAGACTACTCCGGACCGGTGGATGACATCATCCTTCCGGTTCTTTCATGGCTGAAAATCAGGGAGCCGGGCCACGACCCGAAAAACACTCTCAGGTTCGAAGCGGAGCTGCTGAAAAACAACAGCTACGACATCGCCATCACCGTTCAGGTTACCGAGCGGGTCATTGTTAAGGCCACGGATGCCGGCCTGGACGTTGAGCACATTCTGCCCGAACCACCCATGGAAATGGATGCCACTGAGTGGCAGATCATCATGGATCTTCACGGCCTGGAGGAGGATGTAGACTTTGACGACTGACGATATCGAAGCGCTCTCCGGATGGGCTGAGCCATTGCTCCGGAAAATGGCGCCCACTGAGCGCCGTAATCTCATGAAATCGATATCCCGCGAGCTCCGGAAATCCAATCAGGCGCGAATGAAGAAACAGGAAGGCCCGGACGGGGACCGTTGGGAGCCAAGGAAGCCCCGGAAATTCAAAGGAAAATCCGGGGGAATTCGGAAGAAGGCCATGTTTACCAAGCTGAGGACGGCGAAATACCTGAAGGTTCGCACGGATCCGGACACGGCCGGCCTTTCCTTCGGCGGCATCGCCGGGCGGATCGCCCGCACTCACCATTACGGCCTACGGGCCAAAGTTGACCGCGACGGCCCCACCTACGATTACCCGGAACGCCGCCTGCTCGGCACCAGCCGCGAAGACCTGGAAATGATTGCCGAAAAGATCCTGGAGCACGTTACTCCGTAGCGGTTCATTTTGTGACGCAAGGCGCTACAACGCGCCAAACTTCCCGTTGTGATAGCCGGCCCTACAAACTGGGGGCATGGACAGGATCACTGAAGCATTCCGGCTAATCAACAACATCGTGCGCATCGGCACCATTGCCGAAGTGGACGTGTCCCGGGCCCGCGCCCGCGTGAAGGCTGGCGACAACCTGACAGGATGGAGACCGTGGGCATCAGCCCGAACCGGCACCACTATAGACTGGGACCCTCCCACCGTGGGTGAACAGGTTGTGCTGTTTTCGCCTGCCGGCGACCTGGCCCAGTCGATCATCTTTACCGGGCTTTACGCCGGTAATGCACCCAAAGACAGCGCAGATATTTACCACCGCCAGTTCCCGGATGGATCGCGGATCACTTACGACCACCAGAAGAAGCTCCTGGACGTGCACCTGTCCGGAGAGGCCACCATCAACGTCACTGGCGATGCCACCCTGAACATTGGCGGCAACGCAAAAGCAGCGGTAGGCGGGAACTGCGACCTGGACGTGACCAAGGTCTGCAAGGTCAGCGCCCAGATGATCCACCACAACGGTGGTAAAGGCGTTGTCACCCAGGGGCATATCTGTCACTTCACCGGAAACCCACACGGCGACGGTTCCAGCACCGTTACGGCAGGGAAATAGCCATGGCACTGAGCAAAGACCAACTCAAAGGCCGGATTGTCAGCGAGATGCAGGCGATGGGCGCAACCGCCACCGGCAAGCACAGCTGGGTAGAGCGCATGGCAGAAGCCATCGCCAGCGCCGTGGTGGATGAGATTCAGCAGAACGCACAAGTTCCGGTAACCGGCGGCTCCTCCGCCGGGAACTACAAGGTGACCTGATGGGGATGAACTCAGCCAATGGGCGAGCGCTAACCGGCAATGACCACATCCGGCAAAGCCTGACTGACATACTGGCCACCCCGCTGGGGACCCGGGTCATGCGCCGTGACTATGGGTCGCTCATCCCGGAGCTGATCGACCAGCCGCTGAACAACGCCAACCTGCTGAGACTTTACAGCGCTGCAGTGGTGGCCATCGCCCAGTGGGAGCCCAGAGTAAAGATCAACCGGGTAACGCGCTCCCTGAGCAGTGCCGGCCAGGCCACTCTGTCCATTGAGGCCACCAGGGCCGCAGACGGATCACAGCAACGCTTTGACGTACCAATCGGGGGCGCGTAATGCCTAGCCAGATCGATCTATCAAGACTGCCAGCCCCGACAATCATCGAGCCGCTGGACTACGAAACCATCCTGCAGAGCCGTAAGGATCGATTACTGCAGCTCACACCAGAGTCCGAACGCGCCGAGCTGGCCGAGACGCTAGCACTGGAAAGCGAGCCGCTAACGAAATTCCTGGAAGAGTCGGCCTATCGCGAACTGAATCTGCGCCAGCAGCACAACGAGCGCGCCAAGTCGCTTTTGCTGGCTTATGCCGAAGGCCCAGAACTGGACCATATCGGCGTGACCTACTACATGACCGAGCGCCTGGAGCTCGCGCCCGGAGACCCGGAAGCCGAGCCTCCTGTGCCTCCGACCATGGAAAGTGATGCCGACTACCTGCGCCGAATCCTGCTGGCGCACGACGCCTTCAGCACCGCAGGCAGCCGCGAGGCCTACCGTTATTTTGCCCTGACTTCCAGCTCAGCCGTTAAAGACGCCGAGGCCGTTCGCCCCATCGCTGGCGTGGTGCAGGTATACGTTCTTTCCCGCGAGGGCGATGGCGAAGCGCCGCCGGCGCTGGTTGATGCGGTGGAAGCAGCGCTGAACGAGGAATCTGTCCGGCCGCTTACCGATACCGTGAGAGTGGGCAGCGCCACCGTGCTGAAGTTCCAGGTATCAGCAACTCTGGAGATTCAGAGCGGCCCTGATACCGAAGTCGTCGCCGCAGAAGCCAAGCGCAAGGCACGCGAATACATCGAGCAGCGGCACGCTCTTGGCGAAACCATTGTTCTAGGAGCACTGGAGGCCCGGCTTTACGTGCCAGGCGTTGAGCGAGCAACACTGACCAGCCCCGTTTCCGACATTGGTGGCGACCCGAGCCAGGCACCCTACTGCACTGGAATCGAGGTGACAGCGAATGGGTAGTCTGCTGCCACCAAACACCACACAGCTTGAGCACAGGATCGAGCAGGTCTCCAGCGATCTGGCGAAGGCGACAGCGCCGCTGGACACGCTGTGGGATGCTCAGCGCCTCCCAGCTCACATGCTGCCGTGGCTGGGCTGGGCAACCGGGGTTGACCACTGGAGCCCCGAATGGTCCGAGCAGGTCAAGCGAGACGCGATAGACGAGGCCATCCCCATTCGCCGCAAGCGCGGCACCGTCTGGGCAGTTCGCCGGGCGCTGGAGGTCTTGGGCTTCAGTGACGTGGAGATCCTGGAGCACGCAAAGCAGGACGCCGCATGGCGTGAAGCGGGCGGGCTCTACATTGACAGCAGCTGGAGCCTGAGCGGCGCTGAAGTGCTAGGTGGCGACCTGGTTGACCCGCCCCAAGTAGTCACCACCAACTGGGCTCAGTACGCCCTGGCTTTCAATATCGCGGACGCCCCTTTCACCACGGCGGACCAGCGCCGTGTCCGGGATCGAGTAAGAGAACGCAGCACCCTGCGTGCTGAACTGGTAGCCCTGCTGTATCGCTACGCAGCTACCTGGAGCGCGGTCATTACGGTTGGGCCACTGACCCAGACCGTCAATCAGTCCTGGACTGGTTGCGAGGGCGCTGGGGTCCACCGCGCGCGACAGCTGATGGGCTGCTGGTCACTATCAGGAAGCTATGAGCCCCGGCTCCTGGATAAGGCCACGCGCCTGAACGGATCGGTAAACCTGACAGGACAGCGACCCACCGGCGCTGCGCTCGACGAAGGCTGGGGAGCCTCCGTCATCGAGGTGCACCAGAAAACCACCGCCTCCGCTCAGGCCTCAAGCCGCAACAACTGGGCCCTGGGCGAGACTGATTCTGACCAACTGGACGCCAGCTGGAGCCTGAACGAAGTCGTTGACGGTCACCGGGCCCTTGACGGCCATTGGGGGCTTCAACTTAGTCGGCTTTACCAGGTCCGGCGCCCTCCCCTGGACGGCTCCCGATTGCTAGGCGAAGAGATCACCATTCCATCCATTGGGACAACCGTCCAGGCCGTGTTACTTGACCGCAGACAGCGCAAGGAGATCCGATTGTGAGCACCGTTATACCCGCATCCGAAACCTACAGAGCGAAGATAGCTGCAGCCGCCGCAGCCGGCACCAGCGTGCCAGCCGTTACTTATGTGGCCTGGGGAACCGGCAGCACGCCTTCCAGTCCGTCCGATCAGTCCCTGGAAAGCGAAGTCCACCGACAGCCGGTGGATTCCGCCGTGGCCGATGGTGTCGCCCTGAAGCTTTGGGCCCGGCTGCATGGCGATAGCGTCCTGGGCCTTGCGATCCGCGAGATCGGTTTTTTTGATTCCGAAGGCGATCTGGCCTCGCGCAGAGTTCATAGCCCGCTGGAACTGGATCCCGGCTCCAGCATCGTCTCGACACTAGACCTGCAATTCTGACTATCATCACGAGGATGTTCCCATGACACAGCAAATCACCATTACAGACCCGCAGTTCAGCGAAGAGCTGCGCGCCGTCCAGACCACTGACCCGGCACACCCGGACACCTGGAACCCGCAGTTCACGGCGCTGCTGAAAAACGACCACTGGCTGCGCGATCTGATCATGCAGACTCAGGGCCAGGTGGAAGACATTCTGGGCAGCGACCAGCTCGACGCCCTGGTTCAGTACGGCGCGCAGCGTGTGTTCACCGAGCGCGACCTGCAAGTGCCTGCGTTTACAATCACCAGCGCGGTAGGCGGTGACGATTCTATCGACCTGGACAGCACCGAAGGCGTCGAGGTGGGCCAGCACTATGCCATTAATGACAGCGGTAACGTGCAGGTGGTCCTCGTGGCTGAGGTGCTTTCCGCTACACGCATCACACTCACCACCACCCTAATCAGCACCGTGACCAATGGCTCAAAACTTAGCCGGAGCGCGCCGGGCCACTACTTC